GGCACCACCTACTGCAGTGCCACCACAAACTGCAAATCAAGTTGACGCCAAATCAGCTGATAATGCTGGTGCGAAAGAACAGCCTGCAGCAGCTAATAAAACTAGTGTGGTCAATGCTCCAGTTACTACAAATAATAATACCACTCAAGTTCAAATGCGACCACCAGTAAGAAATCAAGAATCATCTCAACAAAGGTATGCAGGAGCAGCATACGGTAAATAAAAAAGGGAGCGATTAGCTCCCTTTAGCATTTCTAGTTTTCAAATTAACGATTAGCAATGTACATTGTAATTTCAAAGCCAAAACGCATTTCTGTTGCTTCAGGTTTAGTCCACATAATTAACTCCTTAAATTTAAGAAGACAGAAAATCCTGTCGTATATACTTAGTGATAAAGACAGAATTTTCGTCTAGTGAAAATCATTAAACAGAAGTAGTGTTTACGCCTATTCTTCTGCAGCAATCTTCTTGAAGTAAGACATTACATCTTCATCGTCATCACCATCGTTGATCTCAGGCATCTTTGGTGCTGGCTTAGAAGTGAAGGTAGGAGCAGCCGCAACTGGACGATCTTCTTGTTCAGCCATCTGAGCAGCAGACTTACCAGCGAATGTATCACCAGAAAGAACTGCATCTAGTTTCTTCTTCAACTCATCATAAGACTTGAAGTTCTTACGATCAGTAAATTCAGACAACTTGTGCTGAGCATTTACGATACGAACCAATTCTTCATCAGAATCAGCAGCAGGACATGGGTCAGAAAACACAGACTCATCGTAGTTAGCATAACCATCTTTCTTGCGCATACGCAATTTAAAGTTGGCACCTTCCCACAAATCGAACACGTTTACTGGCTTCTCATCTTCAAAAGTTGGGCGAGCCTTATCCATGATTTTGTCAAAGATTTTCTTACCAAACTTAAACAAGAATACCTTACCTTCATTCTCAGGATGCTTTGGATCAGACACAATGAGTACGTTGGCAGTAAAACTTAATTTACGCTTTTGTTTACGAGCGATCTCTTTATTAGCATCAGAACCTGAGTTCCAAAGCATAGTGTTCAATTCACCAACTGGATCATTTTCACCAAGAGTTGTTAGGGAGTTTTCGATATACCACTTGCCAGTTGGACCCTGGAAGCCATGACTGAAGATACGAACCCATGGGAGTTCATCGCCTTCAACACGTGGTAGGAATCGGAGAGTAGCTGTACCGTTGCCAGCCTTATCACCCTCTAGACGCCAGAAGCGATCATCGTCATAAGACTTCTTTTCGCCACTTTGTGGGTTAGAGATTTTATCAAATTCTCCAGCGATTTTGCTGAAGTCTTGATTGCGCATTTTACGGAGTGTTTGAATGTCCATCGTATTTTCCTTTGTATAAAAATATATTACTTTGTATTAGTATTATGTTGTATAGAAATATCATCATTAACTTCAACCTCATCATCGAACGAGTCATCGTTCAAATCAAAGTCATCATAATCTTCTTCAACATAACTATTTATCGTTCTCATACCACCGCTCTTTCGATTGTTAGCATGTCTGGCAGGTTTCCCCGAACGACCACCAGAATCTGTTCCGTCATCAAAAGTTTTTGACGACTTATAATATGTGCGTCCCATTTTAATCTAATTCTTCAACGAAGTGTGTAAATATTTTACGGAGTTTATCTTTATCGTATTTTACGAAACCAGTCAACTTCTTTATTCGTAATAATTCATTACTCCATATGTGCTGGACAGTAGGGTTATCAAGCCAGTGTTCAACAACATGATCGAGTTCATTTATAATTACCAGTGATTCAATTGAAATTTTATTACCAAGAAACAGTTTTAATGCAGCTGGATATTCGTTAAAATTAAAATCAAAAATACTAGAAGTCGGTAGTTTATTTATCTCAACATAAGTCAATAACGATGCTAAATCATCAATAAAAATTTTAGTAATACTTTGTTTTCTTCGGTTCCACTCATTTAGATTATCATCGGCTTCTTGTCCTGCATAAATCGCAGACTCATTACCGTAAGCAAAGTTTGCAACAAAGAACTGAATAATATCACGATCATTGTTGAACTTTCTTGCGAGTTTCTCAAAAATGTATCTATCATTCCTGACATTAAATGCTTCACGTGAACCTTTAACATTTCCTCTATTTTCGAAGACGTTAAATTTTTCAGAGGTAAAGTGTAGTTTTAATGCGAGGTAGTAGCGATATGCTTTAAATCCGTCCACTTCGTGCTTTCCGACACGCTTCTCTCATCTCAGTCGTAAAGTCTGGAGAGATCTCAGCGATAGAACAATTAATAAGTTTAACACCATGTTTGGGTTGACTCATAATAATGAAAGTAATGAGAAAAACCCAAACGATGGCAAACAATGCCACAAGAATTTGAGTTTGATATTTCTCAAACATCTAGTTTGGCTTTCTTAGGTAAATAATTTTCGTCTTGGAAATTTACTTCAAGTTTATCTTTAAGGGACTTATTGACAAGTTTTGCGATATCTGCAGGTTCAATAAAGTTTTCTTTACAATATTGAAGAACAGCATCCATGTAAGATATATTCTTATCGCGCACTATCTGTTCAATATACATTGAAAATTCGTTGGATGATTTAAACATTTTTACGAATCCAATATTCAGTATTGCGGATTTCTTGATTTAGTTTAGAGTACTCATCAGACTTTTTCTTAAATAATTTCCAAACTGGAGTGTTTGGTTTTTCAGAATCCATCTGTTTATCAAACTTATCTAGATACATAGTAAAAAACTTATCGAGTTTCATTTTTTGCATTAGTAGTTCGTGGTGTTTAGTTTTGTAGTCCATAATGTAATTATACCTTAATGTTTAATAAAAGTCAAATCAATTTCTTCGCATAGTTGCAATGTCAATCGCTTCTTGGTCAGAAAAGACAGGAACTGAGTTTGACTTATGCATGGTGCCGATACCTTTAATAGCTGTCCCAGTATAAACCTGATTGGGTTTCTTGTAACAAGGCGCACCAGTAAATGGAAGACTCGGAATCTTAGGTGTCTCCCGACAAGCAGGTTTTCCAAGTGAGTATGACTGACTGAGTTTCTCATGTTTTGGCGCAACATTTGAAATCTTTGTCTCATACTTCTTCAACATCTTTTCCCAACTCTCTTTCAACGCACGTTGTTTTGCGTTGGGTTTCTTCTTCTTAGATCTTCCAGGTGTTGTAAAAATCATTTGCATAATATATCTCAAAAGGGTTAATCACAGTAACTATTATACCCTAGTTTATGATTAAAGTAAAGCGATTTTTGACTATTTTTTGACTGATGGAGTCAGGTCTTTACCGTGGGATCCTGCATATTGCATGCAAATCCAGCTACTATCACCGTAAGCGCATCTAACTGCCAGAGGGTCGATTCCCTTTACGATCGCAGATTCAATATTTCTCTCCATAGACTTAAGTTCTGCAAGTTTGATGTATCCAAATGTTGCAATTAGTGCTAGAGTTGCAATTAACATAGAAATAATAAAAATGAGGTATTCATTCTTTAGTACCATTTTAGATTTTCCTTTCCTGTCGTAAGTTACCATGATCCGTCATCCACCACTGCTCTAATACTAATTGGTCCAACAGTTAAATGAAGGGCATGTCTTGCTGGGTCTACATCGTCAGGTTTATCCAAACCAAACGATAATCTCCAGTGATATGGATTCAAAGCAAAACTAACCCATACACCAGAAAATTTTAAATAATTAACTAAGGTCTTTAATGTCATCACAAAGTCCTAACTTTTTCGCTTCAGTTGCGCTTAACCAAATATCTTGAGGTGGCAACAGAACCTCTCTAATTTTTGCTTCAGGTAAACCAGTACACTTTTTATAGTGAGAAATCATTTTCTTAGTTGTCAAATCAAATTCTTTAACAGTGGCAAATAACTCATGCTCTTTACCAAACGCACCCCATGAATATTGGTGAGAAAGAATGGATGTATTTGGGGTCAACATTCTGTGACCTTTTTGTCCAGCAATAAAGATCATAAGACCAGCGGAAGCAATTTGACCAAGCCCAATTGTTCTAATTGGAATTGCCGAGCCACGCATAGTATCAATCAACGCAAATGCTGCGTTTAAATCCCCACCTGTACTTGTGATAATTAAATTAAGAAGTTCTGGTCGTTCTTCAGAGAAGTTCGCTTCAAAAATCCATTCAACTGCTGTTTTAACACTGGCTAAACTAATCTCTTCCATCAAGAGCAGAAATGAATGTTTTGACTGTTCTTCCTTCAGTTGCAGATTCATTTTTGTCATCATAATATTTTCCTCTTTCTTTATAAAAAATATGCCTACCTATTACAGTAGTCTTTTCGAGTTTCCATCTTGGATTAATATAATCTGCGTGATAATATAACGCACCTTTTGTAATGTCCTTTAAATTCTCATAGTTGACATAAACATACACTGCAACTTCTCTGGCTTCAACGTACGCTTCTTTATGTCTTGGGTTTTTTACGTTTTGACAGAACCATGAAAATTGACATACAATCTTTTCAGCGAATGTTGTTTTTTGTTTAACAACACCACAAATGTCTTTTGGGAATCTAGGATCTTGCATCCTATTTAAAGTAACAAGAGCGACTGCTTCTTTACCTGCTCTGGGTTCATATCCAGCTTCATGGTAAATGTTATCAGCAAGACAGTCAATTTGTTTTTGAGTTTCTTTTGTTAATTGGCTATACGAAACATCAAGTATAGCAGCATCTGAAGCATAGTTTTTTGTTAATAATGAAACACAAACAATCAATAATAAAACAGGTAACACGTATCTATATTTACGCATATTGATCTCCTTAAATCAGTTAAAGAGTGGAGGTGTGTTTTTCCTCCACTCCGATCCCTATCAGGTGGACTTTTTGCTAGTAGTCTTTGTATCTAGTGGGATATTTGAAACGAAACCATTCAAGGCAGTTGCCTTATTAATGATATCAATTTCAGATGGGATAGCAGGAAATCCTGGATGGTCAGGAATCGTGCCACCATTTAGTTTAGCGGATTCGACTTTCATGTGCCAGTCGTTGCTAATTTGTTCACGCTTACCGTAGTATTCATCGTTAAGCATGTCTTTCGCCATTTTTAGTAGTTCAAGGCGAATCTCGAACGGAGTCATATTTGACATTTTACTTCCTTTCTGTGATGTGTGTAAAATGAAGGTTTTATTGGGAACCTACAACCCACTGTGTATATTATTTAGGAAGATTATTTCTTCGCTGGTTCTACTTTCTTTTCATCCTTCTTCTCTACTTTCTTTGGAGTAGGTTTCGGAGACTTTGGAGGTGGAGGGCAATTACCCTTTTTATCCTTAGTTACACAATTTGTTTCTTGTTTCTTGGCAGCTGCAGCTGCAGCCATCTTCTCTGGGTCGGGGTGTTTAGCTGCTTGAGCCATAACACTAGTAGTAAATGCGAAAGTAATAATAGCAATTAATGTTTTCATTTTATTTCCTTATAAAATTAAAAATAACTTCAGGATATTCATTTTGGAGTTTATCCCAATTTAATCTCCAATTCACTATACGTTGTCTTTCAGAATCAGGGTTATAATCATCTATCAACGTATTAGTAAAACTTTCAACAGTATCCTTGAACATTGAGTCTACCCCATATATATCAAGTTCTGTGAAATCATTTTCGCACATAATCTGAGCAGCAACATGGCCAGCAGAAAAGAATTCTTTTGCGTCTGGCATTAAGTCAATAAACAGATTATTGTTTAATATATATTCACGAATTTTATATTCATCAGTATATCGCCATGCTCTAGTTGTAAAAAAGGCTGGACAAGAAATTAAATTAAGATCTTTTGACCAGCGTTGTATTACATTACCATCAAGAATAATAGTAGAATCTACTTTGGTCCAAGGAATATTGCACCCAATAGTATAACTATACCGATCAGATGAAGTATAAGCAAATCTGCTTGGACCATTGGCAACTACTGCTCCTCTCATTACTCAAACACTGCAATAATAAATTCTTCTTTAATCATTGCACGTT